AGAAAATAAAGAAAGCAACAACTTTGAATATAGGAATGTTTGATGGGTGTATACACACTAATTGATAATGCAGATCCGATCCTGAAGGAAAAGACAGAAGCATTCAACTTTGATGATCCACAGGTTCCACCAGAGCAGCTCGCAACTATGATGGCCGAAACCATGATGCTCGAGAACGGCATTGGTCTTGCTGCTCCTCAGGTCGGTATGAACCTCTCAGTCTTCGTCATAGGAGATCCGACGAATAAGGAATCCATCATCGCAATGTTTAATCCGAAAATTGTTGACACCTTTGGAGAGATGGTGTATTATAATGAAGGATGCTTAAGCTTTCCAGGATTGTATGTGAAGGTGAAACGTCCAGCTGGAGTACGAGTACGATTTACGGATATGAACGGAGAAACAACGACCACCAAGTACAGCGGCATGACCGCAAGATCGATACAGCACGAGTACGATCATCTTGATGGTATTCTCTTTCAGAGACGCGCAAATCGTATTCACCTGGAAAAGGCCAGGAAAGATTATAAGATGATGATGCGAAGAAGGAAGAAAGCAAATGGAAAAAGCAACTGAAGATACTATGTTCACCTATCTCGAAGGACTGCGTCAGTCGGGTGTAACGAACATGTTTGGTGCGGGTCCATACCTCGAGCGTGAGTTTGGATTAGATCGCTTTGAGGCTAAAGAAGTATTGTTGAACTGGATGAAATCATATGAGCGCTGATTGGGTAAGGGATATGAACGATATGCATGCCAAGTATGGTGTGCATGAGTGGGTAAAGAACAACCCAGATAAACTTAAGAAGTACCTCGAGTTCAGGATCAACTTCTTACAGGAGGAACTCGATGAAACTCAGCGGGCAGCATTTATTTATGAAGACCCTGAAGAAATCGTGGATGGTCTTATTGATCTTTGCGTTGTTGCTATTGGAACCTTGGATGCATTTGGTGTTGACGCCAATGCTGCTTGGGATGAAGTCCTGAAAGCAAACATGGCCAAGGAGGTCGGAGTCAAGCCGGAACGACCAAATCCTCTCGGCCTACCCGACCTGATGAAGCCTGAAGGATGGGAGCCACCCTCCCACGAGGATAACACCGGACTTTTTTAAAAAAAATAGTTGACAACTTATTCGTCGTATGGTAGAATGATTATATGATGAATAAGGAGATATATCATGTCTGATCCATTCGACCTGGAGGTTCTTCGTACTCTGGACAAGAAGCCTCTAAATGAAGCGAAAACGATTGCTCTGGATATCCTCGATAAGTCGAAGACCAAGGCAACTCGTTTAAATCGTTTGAAGTACGATATCAACCGCGCTAACACCGCAATCGAGGTGACGCGCATCATGTGGACCACTTATATGGCCGGCACCGGTTATCGTGTGCATGGTTCATCGTGGGACAAGCACTACAGGAGTGTATAATGTTCATGACTGCCGAAGATTTTTATATTCTAAAAGTCAGGGATGATTTGGAACAAATCACAAAAGCTTTTTCTCATCGTCCTAAAGAATGGGATGAATGGAAAAAAAGCAAAAAACCTTTGCGAATAGTAAATGATGCAAGGGTTGTTTGTGACATGCCTTCCTTTGATGAGTTGATGAAAGATAGTTTTGTCGCCGACCCTATAAAGAAATACTTATCGCCGCGTTGGGGATGGTTACCGATTTGGAAGATTTACCGAAGTTTTTCTACTTTTCGATTGTATTGGTCTGGTCCTAATCATAACTATTCTGATACTGCGCAGGGTTGGATTAAAACTCAAGATCAAATCGGTTTTAGTCAAGAAACTATCGATATTCTGAGGGATATCGATACTGTTATTGATATACGCCAGGTCTCAGATAAAAGAAAAAAAGACCTACGAATGGTTGCAAACAGCAATATTGCGTATGATAAATCACCAAGAACTGAACGTCAAATCGAAGAAGATACAGCAAGAGGATACGCTGTTGAATTTGCTATAGAAGACGCACTCGGTTCGAAGTATATTCCATTCGCTCCTGTTGTTGAAAATCCATTGCGAGATCTGACATACGAGCAGAGAAAAACTGATGCGATTATCGACGGTTATAAAGTTGAGATCAAATCAATGAAAGAAAGCGTGGTGGATTTGTGCCCACTTACAAAAGCACAGAAAAAATCTATAGATCTATCAATACCTCTGAACGATTTCTTTATTATAGGTGGAACAGAATTAGTTTCTGATTGGACATGGAGAGTTCGTCTTTCGTATCTTATAGATGCAAAAGAACTCCCACGTTTCATAGTTCCATGCGATATGGAACATTCTAAAGAACGTATTGACACTCGACGTCTTTTGAAGTATAATAAAGCTATTGACCTTAGAAAGGATGTGTAACGCATGGCTGATAAAGAGTCCGTGAAAGTTCTTCAAGAGTGCATTGACTTGCAACTCAAGAAGTCTCAAGACTATCAGTCTGAGAACTCAAACGTTTTACAAGCAATGCACTATCGTCGTGGTGTTGATACTATCCATGATATTATTATTGGGAAGCTTCAACGAGCTACTTCTCTTATTGAGTCTGGTCGTGATCCTAACTTCGAGTCTCTTGAAGATACATACAAGGATATGATTAATTACGCATCCTTTGCAGTGTCTTATATGCGAGGCAAGATGGAAGGCCAGGATCCAGATCGAGATATGTTCAATAAAAAGGTGAAGTGATATGGGCGTGCATTATATTAAAGGGCAAACTATTGCAATCTATGAAGATACTAGAAGTAATAAGTATAAGCTTAGATGGTATGTAAAAGATTATTATCACTCACAACTTAGTACCCATGGTTGTTTGCATCACTCTTATGATCATCTATATAATTTTGCTAGTAAAGTAATTGAGCGCATGGGTACTATCAATATTGGAAAGACTGAACCTATTCGTGAGGCCTGTAAGTATGTTACAAAAAGTAAGTGACATTCGTCAGTACTTCATTGACGAACTCAATGCTGAAAGATTTGTAACTGACAAGACCGGTGTTAAAACCATCGAGCTTGTCGGCGCAAACTTTGTTGCAGATGAACCTCTTATCTTTGGTGCAGTCAACGAAGACTATGTTGAAAGAGAACTGGCTTGGTACAAATCTAAGTCTCTCTATGTCAAAGATATTCCTGGCAAGACTCCTGCCATCTGGGAAGCAGTCGCTGATAAAGATGGTAAAATCAATTCGAACTACGGCTGGTGCATCTGGTCAGATGACAATCACGGTCAGTACTGGAAAGTGTATCACGAGCTCGCCTATAATCGTGACAGTCGTCGTGCTGTTATGATATACACTCGGCCAACCATGCATGAAGATTATAACAGCAATGGTATGTCAGACTTCATGTGTACGAATGCTGTGCAGTATCTTATTCGAGATGATGTTCTTAACGTCATCGTTCAAATGAGATCTAACGATGTGGTGTTCGGTTATCGTAACGACTTTGCCTGGCAGGATCATGTAGCAGCTTTGTTAGAGAATGCCCTTGGCTGTAAAGATCGAAAGATTATCTGGAACGTTGGTTCCTTACACGTTTATGAACGACACTTCGATCTTGTCAGAGGAGTCTTCACTACAAATGATCTCGTATAAATGGCATCAGAAATATCTCGGACTCGCAAAGCATGTTGCGACCTGGAGCAAAGATCCGAGCAAACAGATCGGAGCTGTCGCCGTGGGTGATGTCGGAGAGATACTTGCAACGGGATTCAATGGTTTGCCTCGCGGTATAGAGGATACCGAATTCAGGTTAACCAATCGTGAAGAGAAATACAAGTTGGTTGTACATGCAGAGATGAACTGCATCTATAATGCAACGCACAATGGCGTATCGTTGAGCGGTGCAACACTATATGTATGGGGTCTGCCTGTATGTAGCGAGTGCGCAAAGGGTGTAATTCAGGTTGGTATCAAGCACGTTGTGATGCCAAAGGATGAAGACGTCATCCCCTTGAAGTGGGCACAGTCATTTATGGCTACAGCAGACATGTTTAATGAAGCCGGAGTGACTTATGAAAAAATCAGTCTTAGTGGTTGGAATGAATCCATCTAAAGTATCTCGTTGTGGTACTTTCAAGAGACTTGAAAATTGGATGGAACAGGTTGGTGTAACATATTATGGATTTATGAACGTATACAACGAGCAAGGATCTTTTAAAAAAACTGATATCGATTATGTATATGTTTCGCAATGTATAAATAATCACACCACTATCGTAGCACTTGGTAATGTAGCATCTGAAGTTCTCACTAAGTTGGATAAAGATCATTTGAAAATGCCGCATCCAAGTGGGTTGAATAGGTTACTAAATAACAAGGAATATGAAAAACAGAAACTAAGTGAACTTAATGAGTACGTTAGTGAGCTACTCTGAACTCCCAGTCAAGGTCTCTCACTCTAATAAACTGACATAACAGGAGAAACAAATGTCTAAGATTAAAGTCGGCATTATTGGTGTCGGAAACTGCGCTCAATCTCTAGTAGAAGGCGTACAATATTATATTACTAATCCATCAGATACGGTTGGACTCATGTATCCAGATATTGGTGGATACACAGTCAACGATATTCAATTTGTAGTTGGTTTTGACGTTGACCGTCGTAAAGTTAATCGTCCACTTCATGATGCTCTCAGAGCAAAACCTAACTGTGCTATGTATCACGTCGAAAAGATCGATAATACTTGTGTAGCGCCTACAGCTATGGTGCATTCAGGGCCAGAACTTGACGGCGTTGCAGCACACATGCTTGATTATCCAGAAGATGTTTCATTTAGAACTGGCGCTGAATCAGCTAAGTCGTTTGATGATATCGTTGAGATCGTAAAACAAAGTGAAGTTGATGTTCTCATAAATTATTTACCCGTTGGTTCTGAAAAAGCCACTAAGTTTTATGTGGATGTAGCACTTGCTGCTAAAGTACATTTTGTAAACTGCATTCCTACTCTTATTGATACTAATACGACCAAGATTATTGAACAGAAGTTTATTGATAATGGTCTTACAATTGTTGGTAACGATATGCGTTCTGCATGGGGTGCATCACGTATGAGTGAAGTACTACAAGGAGCTATGATTGATTCCGGTCTTATGATAACTCAACATATTCAGATGAACATGGCAGCTGGTTCTACACAGGGCCAAGAAAATATTAGAACTGGCCGTACTGCAAACTGCGATTTCTTGAATATGGCAAAACAAGAAAGACTTCATGACAAGCATGTCTCTAAGGAGAACGTGTTGAAAGGACAGAATGTAGTTCGCGACGAACCAACTGCTGGTATGACACTGTATGCGGGACCATCATTAACAGTAATACAAAAGCCTGGTTCAACTTATGTTGGATCAGATAACAAGATTGCAAACTTTGATATTGTTGCATATGGTTTCGGTGGCTCTCGATATGAGCTCACTGCTCGACTGTCTGTCCAAGACTCACCAAATTCTGGTGGTGTCGTGGTATCAGCTATTCGTTTCTGTAAAGTTGCGTCTGAGATGGGTATTGTCGGTTATCTTCGTGGTCCATCAGCTTGGACTCAGAAAACGCCTCCTCTTCAGTTAAAGACTGAAGATGCAAAGTTTGAGTGCGACGCTCTTGCTCGACGAGAACTTACAAATCTTACTCGTATTCAGCTAAGTGAAAACTCGCCAAAGGCCTCTCAGTTACAGTATACTTTTCAGGCTGGAAGCACGGACTACGAATAATGATTGTCGTAAATAGTTACGATATTGATGGGGTTATCATAATGGGCGAAGATAATGAGGGTCTTCGCCCAGGCCCTAACGATGTAATCATCACTGGCAGATCATACACTCAAAAGGAAGAAACATTAAGTATACTCCGTGGAAGGGGTATAAATAACTTTGTGTTTTTCAATCCTATCCCACGTACGCACGTAGATTATAGTCGTGCAACTTCTGGAAAACACAAAGCAAAAGTATTGACATCTCTTTATGACTGTGGTACTATAGTCGCTAGACATTTTGAAGATGATCCAATACAAATTGAAATGATTAAAAAATACGGTCCAAGTACTGTTGATGTGATACAAATTGGAAATTATAATGAACTATAATTATGATTGGTGGTCTTATGATAAAAACTTGATGAGAGATTTTAATTGGTTTCTCTATAAAGTTAATCAACGTGCTTGCATCAATCTTGGTTATATAGATGAAGAATATCAATCACTTAATCGCGATGGCAAAGAAGATTACGGTCTTGGTAAAGACGTAGAATACTTTCATCCGACAATAACACTTGACGATAGAATGAGATATATAGCGCAAAATATTGCGCAAGCTGATATGTCTCATTTTAATATTCTGAGTAACACAATTATTTCTCACTTTTATGGAGCAAGAGGTGTACATCAGACAGTAACTGGTTCTGATGATCCAAACGATTGTTTTGTTGATTTTGATCGTATTGCAGATGGCGATACGGATCTCGTCGAGCGTCATCGAAAAATTATTGACTATCAATCAAAAGTAAATAAGAAACCAATCTGGGGTACTACTGAACTGCACACATCTATTCAAACCGGTGCAAGAAACTATTGTCGACAAAAATCAGCTAACCCACAGAGGGAATTTCATCCAGTTGATGTTCTTGAATGGGTCGCGTCATTTAGAGATAATGGTATCGGTGAAAAGCTATTAAAAACTGACTCGATGAATGAAGCTTATGATATTCTCACAACACAAAAAGGAATTGGAGAATATTATGGGTTTCACTGTAGTGCGTCGACGAGTGTACTACCATTTCTAAAATATCATCACGATCAAAGATTTGTAGCACCAGGTCCTGGCGCAAGGTACACTATTCAAAAACTCTGGCCTGAAGCTCCAAAGAAATTATATGATGAAGCAATTTATTTCTTAAGAGAAAATAGTGACGAAATTGGACTTACTGAAAACGTTGAGTTCCATGAAAAAGCTTATAACATTGATGGTATATTTACACAAGAGCAAGATAGTTTAAAATATTACGGAACTGAAGTTTTATCTTGTCAGTTTGGAATCTACTTACAAATTAGAAATGATAAAAAAGCATGTGATAGGCGTAAAGTTTCTAGAATAGAGACTTCACAAAATACGTTAGAGGATTTTCTATGCGAAGCGTAATTGCAGCACCATTCATACCAATTTCTTTCCAGACTCACTCGCATCGTGCAGCACAGGGTGTAATATATGCAGACATACTCAAACAGTCCGGACATTGTGATGATATTGACATAAGTATGTCTCGATCAAACGTTCAAGGTGAAAACGCTATTGATGAAAATAAGTATCAAGACTTTAATGAGTACGATAGATTATACATTTATCATGGTAACGATAGACCTGCGCATTCAAAAGATCTGAACTTTTTTGGTGGAGTGAAACTCTTTCCACACGCATATAATATTAGAAATATTTCTAAATTCAAAGGCGAGGTTTATTCAGTTCCATATGATATGCCTGACTACGCATCGTTATTGAATAATAAACTTACTAAATTTAAAGAAAAGTATCCGGATTTTACAAATAAGACAGTCCGTGATTTTTATGATACTGACCTTGAGAATCTCAAAAAGATACAAGAAAGATCAATTACAATTAATCCAGTCGGGCCTTGGGATAAGTTAGTTGCTGGCGATAGCCACGCGATATGTATGTATCGACCAGGTTGGAACGTAAATTCAGTTCCATTTAAAACACTACATGGAGCTTTAGAGCAGGGTCTTGAAACATTTATTACAGATCCAAACGTAAAACATGTAGAATTTTACTTTGGTAATATAGATATTCGTCATCATGTTTGTCGCCTTGAAAACACTCACGAAGTTATAGATGAACTTGTAAATAGATATATTGATCAAGTAAGCAAAATGAGTTATACGTCAAAAGCGATTTATGAGTTGTTACCTATTGAAAATGAAAGTAGGACTTTACCTAAGAGCGGATTCTATGATGGTAAACCATTCTGGGGCTCTTGGCAAGAAAGAACAGATGCTCGAAAATATTTCAATGAACAAATAAAGTTGAAGACAAAAAACACTGATATTGAATTTAAAGAGTGGATCACTCCAGAATTTTATAATGAGAAAGGCGAGATGGATTTTAAAGTTATGGAAAAGCCTAAGTCAGTTCATATTTCGAGAGAGTACTATCCTTATTGGCAAGGCTTAGAGTATAATGGTATAAAGAAAACAACCTTGGAAGATTTTTTCTCATGAAACATGCAGCCATCATTCCCCTTATTGGCGGTGAATTACTTGCCTCTGACCAAGTGTGGGGTAACAGACCAGAATATATTTTAAGCTATTCAGCTTTTAAGGATAATGAATCACACTTACTTAATTATTATGATAACGAGATTCCTTACCATGTACTCGATGAAGGAGATTCGGCTCCTGGAAGAGTAGACGTCGTGTCGTCTGTTTGTCCATGTGCTGGCTTGAGTCAATATCATTCTAAGCCTGGGGCTCACAACGAGAATAATCAGTGGATGAGGAAGACAGCTCATTATATTCTTAGTGAGGTCAAGCCACTCGTGTTTTGGGGTGAGAACGCTCCAGCACTCGTAGGTAAGATTGGTAAGTTTATGCTCGATGAGTTGAGACAAATCTCTCTTGATAATGGATACGGCATGAGTGTATATCTTACCAAGAATTTATCACACGGTGTACCACAATTTCGTAAAAGATCATTCTATTTCTTTTGGAATAAAAAAGAGTTTGGTGAAAAGACACCAATCTTAAATTATTATGAACGACCACACGAAAAGATTGAAGACGTCATTATCAATGTGAAGAGTAACTTCCAGATGGAACCAATTAATAAAGGAACTCCATCTAAGGATGATCCATATTATCGTTATCTGTTAGAGGAAGTACTGGATGGAGCTTCTCATCGAGATTACTATGACATTCTCGAAGCTCAGCCAACACGCGGCAATGATGTGGAGTCTATATTGACAGATGTATACAAAAAAGACTATCGTCAAATTGGAGCATGGATGGAAAAAGAAGGATATGAAAGAGAAGTTCCAAAATGTGAGAGAAAGTATCTTAAGCTCGCCAGTGGTAATAACATCATGCGCCGCGGAACTATAGTGCCAAAAGATTATATTGGAGCTTTTGTCGGTCATTATCCAAACGTGCTCACTCATCCGCATGAAGATAGATACATAACTTATAGAGAAGCTATGACCATTATGGGTTTACCGAGTGATTATGAATTACTCAATCCTTCTAAATCTACTAATCATATTTGTCAAAACGTGCATTTTAAAACTTCGACAGATATGGCAACTGAAATCAAAGCCGTCTTAGATGGTGAGAGAAAATTTGCAGACACTGATTTTTTGTTTCAAAACAATTATCAGAAAAAGCATCAAATTTGGAATGAAAGGCAGGCAACACTTGAGCATTTCCTATAAATACAATGAAGGCAATTTGATTGCTGAAATTAAAGACTATATTGATGGTACCTACGGTGAACACTATTCCATAAACAAATACCAAGCAACTGAGTTCATCATCGATGGTGGCCATGGTGAAGGCTTCTGCATCGGCAACGTACTGAAGTATGCTCAGCGCTACGGTAAGAAAGATGGGTATAACCGTAAGGACTTAATGAAGATCATTCATTATGCGATTATCGCAATGTATAATCATGATCTATACCATGAGGAGAAGTAAATGCCAGAAATCTCTATTGATGTTAGCGAATTGCGAAAAAGAAAGATCCTTGTAGCAACACCAATGTATGGTGGTATGTGCGGAGGACATTACACAAAGTCGACGGCCGATCTTGCAAAGCTCGGTGCAGCATACGGAATGACTATCGACTTCTTTTATCTATTCAACGAATCTTTGATTACACGTGCAAGAAACTATTGTGCCGACGAGTTCTTACGGCATGAAGAGTATACACACCTTATGTTTATCGATTCAGATATTGGTTTTAATCCACAGGATGTTCTTTCTCTTGCTGCGATTGCTGATCCTGAAAGTGATAAAGATATCCTTTGCGGTCCTTATCCTAAGAAGACCATCTCCTGGGAAAAGATCAAGCTTGCAGTGGATAAAGGTTTTGCTGATAATAATCCGCATGATCTACAAAAATATGTAGGCGACTTTGTTTTTAATCCAGTGCAGGGTGCTACTGAAATCGCAATCGAAGAACCGGTTGAAGTTATGGAAGGTGGAACCGGCTTTATGATGATTCAGCGTAAAACATTTGAGAAGTATGCAGAAGCATATCCTGAACTTATGTATCTGCCAGATCACGTAAGATCCGAAAACTTCGATGGTACTCGAGAGATCATGTGTTACTTTGATGCTCTCATCGATCCTAAGTCGAAGCGTTATCTTTCCGAAGACTACATGTTCTGCCAGTGGGCAAGAGCAATCGGCTTGAAAGTTTGGATGTGTCCATGGATGCAGATGAGTCATATGGGATCATACAACTTTGCAGGTTCATTAGCAGATCTTGCGGCTATCGGCGCAGCGGCTACTGCAGATCCACACAATGATAAAGTTAAGTGATATTTTTGTTTACTTAAGGCGTTATGTGTGATATTATTATTGAGTTAACTGTGAATATTTGTCATTTTTGTGAGGATAAGAAATGAACATCTCTACTTCAACTCTTTCAATCCTGAAGAGTTTTACTTCTATCAATCCGTCCCTGTATGTGAATGCAGGCAGCGTGATTAAAACGATCTCTCCGCAAAAGACCATCATCGGTCGGGCCGAGGTCGATGAAACGTTTGATAAGCCGTTCGGTATCTATGATCTTAATCAGTTCATCAGTACCGTGAGCATTCTTGATAGTCCTGACTTTGACTTCGAAGATACATCGGTTCATATCAAGAACGGTGAAGCATCCGTTCGTTACGGTTATGCCGATGCGAATATGATTATGCAGGCTCCTGAAAAGGATCTCGATCTTCCTGATGTGGTCGTCGAGTTTGAACTCAAGGACTCTGTAT